AGTCACTCTGTAGCTCCTCCATAAAAAGAGTGTCGTTCTTTGATTTAATAGTTCGTTCATTAAGGCGAAGGTGTGCTATGACGTTTGGTTCTGACCAGTGGGAGGATTGGTAGGCTCGTTGCTCACTATATGCCTTTTCGCCACGGTTCTTAAAGTCTGCTACTGATTGAGCAGATTCTTTTGTGTCAAATAATTTATCTGAAGCTGGGTTACCTTGGTCATCATATACTCTAAAAGCACTGTCTTGACCTTTAATTGTGTACTTTACTTTTGTTTCTACTGGTGCCTGTATCAATATCTCACGGTAGTTCTCTCCACCGTCTAGGGTGTATTGGGAGTATTTGGTAGGATTAATTTGACCAGCTTCTTTTATTATTCTGTCTCTTTCTGATAAAGTGATTCTATTGTTGTAAAAATCTTGTATTGCTTTATCAGCTACTTTTTGATTAGTGGTTTCTTGCCTCACCGTCTCCACAGTTCCCTTCAACTCAGGTGCAAACTCACTTGCTACAGCACGAGTAGACTGTCCTTTAAGGTTGTCGTATTGGTTCTTCGGTACGGTGTATGTCTTGCCGTCTACAGTAATAATCGCCTGACCTTTGGCATTGAGTTTTGGTTCAATGACCGTATTGGCAGATACAGTGAACTTCTGACCAGTTACGTCTTTCATGGGGATAACTACCTTTGTTTTTAGCGTGACATCTGTGGTAGTCTGGGGTATGTCAGCCTTACTTGTAGTCTTTGTAGTACTATATTGCGTATTTCGCTTGCCCAAGCTATTTGATTGAGAATCGATAAACTCCCTACCTGTGAGGGCGGTTGATTTTACTTTTGTCTTACCAGATAGTATATCTTCCAATTTGTTGGCTATTTTATTGGCATCCATATCTGGGTTGATGTCCCACACCTCGAAAAGTTTATCCAATTGTTTTTCCTGTAGTTTTGTTGTCCCTGTCTTGGTGCGAACAGAATCAATGAAAGCAGTAGCTAGTTCCCTATCTTGTGGGTGAATAGCTGTACCCCTGCCTTTTTTGGCAGGATTAGGTGCCTCTCCACCCAAGAAATTAGCAAAACCACGTTCGTCTTTCATGGCAGCGATGGTTTCGTTTACTAACACTTTCAGCTTAGTAACTAGTTTTTGATAGATTTCTTTTAGTTTTGCAACAAGGGTAAAGTCATTAGCTTTAATTGCAGCTTTCTGCATCTCTATGTTTTTCTTTATCAAACCCTCTGTTTCTATGATGGCTTTAGTTTTTGGAATACTTGCTGGTGCAACTAGTGGTTTATCTGGCACACGTAACTTAGCTGCTTTTAGTATCTTATTCTCTGGAATGCCACCTTTAACACCTTTCTTAAAAGTGTTCTGCATACCAACCTGTGTGATTTTTGAGGCTACCTTGCCACCAATTGCGCCACCAGCGGCAGCAGCTAATGGGCCACCTAGTGAACCTACCGCCATACCGATACCTGTGCCAGTTAGAGACGATGCGTACTTACCTAGTTTACCCCGGTCAACAATACGACCATCAAGCGCTTTGATACGGCGAATATCGTCTAGGTACATGGACAGTTGTTTATTTATGTCTCCAACATTTGCCTTCTTCCCATCGACACTCATTTCAATCTTTGATTCTTTTTCTACCACTTGGCGGTAGGTTTTTGCGATTGCTTTTCGGTAGACCTTGTCAGTGGGGGGTGATTGATAGTTAATACCATCTGTAGCACTTATCTTCGCATCGTGTACTTTATACAGTGGGATATTTCCACTACCATCTCCACGAATACGCAGACCCTTTAATTCTCCTTCAATGCCATCAAGCGCCTTTACCAAATCATTACCCTCTAGGCGTGATTTTAGAATAGTGTTTTCCATTACTTCTTTTAATGAGTCAATTGAGACAACGGCGTTTTCATCCTTTAACAAATTGCGAACCAATCCCTCAGTGTCATCAATAGTCATCTGCTTATATAGTTTTGAGGCAGTTTCACCATTTATCTTTCCACTTTCGTCTACCGCCTTAGATAGCACGTCAGATTGAGCAATGCGGGTATGTGAACCATCTACATCTTTAGCAAACTGATTTGATTTACGAATTGGTGCGTATTTCTCCTCCACTTTGGCTATCTCATCGACTACAGACCGCAGTGCTTTTTCTTCTCCACGAATAGAAAAGTTATCCGCTGCTTTTTTGAGCGTCACTCCAACATCGGGTACGGTCTTTGCTACCGTTTTAACGCTTTGTTCTGCTAGTGGTACTGCTTTCCCGGCCGTAGTTACGGAGGTGACAACATTAGCAACTGGCGCAAATAATTTAGAAACAATAAATTTATTATCATCTGACATTCCGTCATAAATCTCGGCCATTGATTTATCAACCCCAGGTATATTTGCTCCCATTGTGCTTTCTACTGCTCCGGCAAATTTCTTAGCAACTTTTTTTTCAAATTCATCAGTAGTAAACAGTTTTACTGGAGCAAGTGCGGCTGTTCCTGCCATGTTGGCAGCACCAGAAAGAATACCTGGTAGCGTTGCCGCTGATTTCTGAACTACATTAAGGTCTTTATTCTTCCAAATATCGCTTACCGATTGTGCTGCTTGCTGTCCAGCTTCTTTTATACCAGAAAAAGACTCTTTGATATCTGACGGAATATCAGTAATACGATTGACATTTGTTTGACTGAGAGGGTTGAGGTTTTCAAGTACTGGATTCTTTTTTTCTGGGCCGTATATCTGGTTATATTCTTCCCTAGTCATTCGCACACGAGTTGGTGTTGTGTCCAGTGTAGACGTAGAAAAAACAGGTTTGATACCGTACTTTTTCTCGTATTCGGCTCGTGTCATCTGGATAGGTTGCATAGTGCCTAGTCGGTTATCTCGATTTGTAATCCGTCTGGTGTATAGAGTATATTTGGTTGCTGTAATCTACTCAATACAGAACCAGGTAAAGCATTAGGGTTAAATTGGAATGTTTTTACCTCTTGTCCAAGACCTTGCTTTACCGCCTTTTCCATTCTCCCAATAAGGTTTTGGTAACGTACTAATTCTTGTGCGTTAGCTTTCTCACTACTACTGTACGCATCAAGAGTCGAACCAGCGGACAACAGTAATTCTGTATCTTTGTTAGACATTTGCGGGCCAAAGAATTTTTTAACATTAGGGTCGGTGTTGAGTGTCAAAAGATTTGTTTTTAGCGAATCTATCTTATTTTGTAGCTGCTTCACTCTTGTATTACCTACAAACAAATTACCAATTCCTTGCGTTATCATGTTTGGCCCAGTAGCGTCTACTAAATCCTTTGCCTCATTTATAGCTTTATTTAAGAAAGCAAACTGATCGAGTGATTTTTGTGCTGCATCTGGCACACCAGTTGCTCCGCCAGCATCACTTATAATCTCACCTGTCTGCATGTCAACTAGATTTCCATTAGAGTCAAATGCTGTGTCTAGTTTAGTTGCACTCGGTTTAGGAGCAAAAATACCACCAGTCTTACCCATCGCTTCCTCTAGTGTCTTGCTCGCCAACATAGACTGTACGGTAGCAGTAGAAGCCCCAGCTTGTTGTGCGTCAATGGCCAGGTTCCGAATAGCTGTCATGTTCTCCTTATCTTCATTCAACTTACGTTCACGGTCTGCTTGGGCACTTTCAAAGGCACGCTGTTCGGCTTTATTAAACAGTTCTTTCGATTCTTCGTAGTTAAATTTTAGTGTATCGTTAAGAATACTTTGCTTTTCTAGGTACGCAGAAACAGCACGGTCTGATACGGCTTTCGCAGAGTCGTAACGACCTTGAATACCCATTTGTATAATAGAGAGGTCTGCTTGCTTGCGAAGTGATTCACGTTGCGTGTCTTCTAGTAAGTCATTAAGACCACCTTGCAGCATACCTCGATTATTCTTTTCTAATTCTTCTGTCTTGCGAGTTAGAGCATGTTGTTCACTAAGTAGTTGCTGGTTTATGTCGTTTAGTTCAGTCTGAATATCATCAACACCACGTTTTTGAGAGTATGCTGTATCTTCTAAGTTAGTTTTACCCTGTACCGAGGACAGAAAATCGTTGTAAGCAGATGATGCAGTGTTTTTATTAGATAAAGCAATCGCTTGCTCGTTCTGTAGGTTCTGATTGTAGGTGTCGTTGGCAGTAGTAGCGTTATATGCCATTTCAGCGTTCATACCAGTGGCCTCCATCGCTGGCTTAGGCTGCGTTAGGTTCATTACGGGAGTAGTCTGTAATGTAGATGAGTTTATCGTAGTCGGTTTCAAACTATCCAAAACACCTTGTGCTTTTGCCAGTGTTTGCGCTGGTGTCTCTTTGGTTGTGGTCGTTGTTTTTCCTTTAGGAGCAACCATAGCTTTCGCTCTAGCCACTGTCTGATTTACAGTTTCGTTTCCTACCGATGTTTTTGTTGTTATCGCCATGATTACTTATATTATAACACGTATTACGAGCGCCTAGCTGGCAAGTTATAAATATTGTCTACCGACAATTCTTCTATTTGAACTTGTGAACCACGTAGCTCTACTTTCATTTGTAGGAACTTACCAGTGACACCTAACTGAGTCGAGAGAAAACCTTGTAGTGCATTAGTATCACCTGCTTCTATCTCAATCCACTTCTTCCAGTTTCTAAAAACAAAAGTAGATTTGTCCCCTGCTGCATACTGTTCATAATCTTCATCAATCGTTACTGTGTACGTGCCAGCATTTAAGCTCACGTTTGTTATGTGTGCCAAGATGCCTGAACCAGCACCACGAAGGAACTCTACTTCATCGCCTACTTCTGCTTGTGCAAGCCCTACTTCTGTTGCGGTGAAGGTGTTTGTCGCTGTCCATGTTGCCTGCCAAACATCTGTCCCAGTGATGTTAATAAAATCACGTCTATCATCTACTGTCCTATATTTTACCACGATTTTGTCTATATCTGATTTGAACTCACTAAATTTTAAGACAACATTATTAAATTTATCTGTGACATTTTGCGAGAATATCTTTGGTGTTATGAAATATCCACGGTTCTCAACCGAACCAGTCGTTGTCCATAGGTAGTCTACTATTGAAAGTGTCCTACTGGAAAGTGAACCCCCTGATATTAAATCAGTGCCCAGGTGTGGTGACGATATATCACGCTCGATTGGATAGACTGCCATTGCCCGACTATTTAGCATCGACTGTCCAAAATCTAAGTTTGGACAAAAAACAAGATACACACCACCATCCGCTTGTGAGGTTATGTCTATCGCAGTTCCTGCAATGGCAAGCGCTTTCGTTTCGGCTAGTTTGATGTGGGTGGCATCTACTTTTATCACGTAGTAAACGGTAGCATCTTGTAGCGGAGCGAGTCCGATGGCCTCATTAAGGTCAAAGATTACTTGTGTGCCAGTAATCGGTGCTGCAGTGACGGTTATTTGATTAGTAGTCGTATTTACGTCTGCTATAGCAATATTATCTGAGTCTACTTGGGAAATAGTGGGAGAGTAACGATGGTACATAAAACCAAGACTTGAGTCATAGCACCAGACACCATCTCGCTGATTTGTCAGTTTTGTTTGGTTGGCATCAGTTGATACGTTTATATACAGCAAGTCTCCGTTTGGTTTAAGACAATTGTGATACATGTTTACGTTTGTCTCGTCTGAGAGTACTACGTCAGTGTAGAACATTGGTAGAGCGTCTAGTTGGGTGAAGCCTGAACCATTAAATCGCAAAAGCTGCCCCTTCCCAGTAAAGCAAACGATGGAATCTTCATGCACACACACATCGTAAATTATGTTTGAATCTATCTCGTAAGCTGATTGGGCGGCGGTTCCGTAACCATTCCAAACGTACATAAAAGCATGACCGCCAGAGCGATTCATAGTCGATATGTACAAGTTTTGATTAAAGTATGCCAGTCCAGTAATATAAAAATCTGAAAGAATAGTGAGTGTAACGGTAAGCGTTGGAGTAGCAGTCAATGGACTAGGGTACAACTTGACTGTGTTCACATCGGCAATAGCTACCGAAGCCAAACTAATAAAGTTTTCTATAGGGTGTTGCGAACCTGTAGTTGCAGTTAGTGAAATATTTGTATCAGTCCACGTATTTGTAGCAGGGTCGTAGTAGTCAACGTCACTGTCTTGCGTCAACACCAATAGCCCGCTAGAAAAAATAGCGTCACTTTGTAAATCTCCTGACGGTACTCCAGATGTTACATCTTGGGTCGGCAATATTCCAAGTATCTTGTCTGAACTAACCTCGAATGGTTGGTCGTGTGTTTGTACCCAATAACCGTGGTCTTGGCTTCGTAAAATAACCGCAGGTTCATCAAAATCTGCATCAAGGCCAGAGTTTATAGTTGCCCTGGCAGAGTTAGACAATCTTAAATAGCCTCGTTTATCAAAAGTTATATTTCTAGTCTGTGAAATGTTACCAAATAAATCTGAGTTGTTTGATTGCTTCCACTGGTTTTCTTCTGGAATATTTATCATACGGCTGTCAAATCTATAGTTCCAGTAAATACACCCTTAGTGGTGGTCATGCGAAAGTTTTGTAAAGTACGGTTATTAAAATACCGCATTTGTCCCTCCTCTGTTGGGCTTTCTTGAGTAGCCTGAAAGAAAATATCTCGCACGTTTATTCTGTCCAAGACAGTACTCCGTAGTGCTTCACTTAGTACTTGCACACTAGCTAAATCAAGCGGAAGTCTAAGTTGCTGATTTTCTTTTTCTTTCTTCCACTGTAAAAGCTCCTGCACTTGAGCTTTCAATACACGCATCTCGTTTTTTTCTTGTGGAGTCATCATACTGGGTTTATGGTAGTACCATACATTACTCTTTCAATATCTCGCTCTCGTCTTCCATAGCGTTGCTGTATTTTCTGTTCGGCAAGTAGTACATCCTTCTCTAGACGGGCTACTTGAGACAGTCCCTTGTCTCTAGCGTATGTGTAAGAGGCTTTTAGTGGTAAATATTCATGACATAAACCGTCGATACCTGGTTTTTTAGTTGTATCAGATGTCAAAAAGTAAGACGCTTCTCGATTGATAAAGAGTTTAACTCCATCAGTAGCGTTGTACGACGGTATAAGGTCTAAAAAGATACCGTTTCCAGTCTTATCATAGCGATTAGGTACGCCTGTTTGGTTGTCTCCGTTATAGAACGCATCCATATCGGTGTCGCTTTGTTGGTCTACTGGGTCAATTTCAAAATATCTACCGTTTTGGTCTTTAACCATTACTTTATAAATATCTAAGATTACATTTCCTTGCCCGTCGGTAGTAAATGAGTAATCACGCTGTCCAAGTACCATATTGGTGGTGATGAATGGATAGTCAGAATGGTTTGAGTCGTCGTATTGCCACAATCCCCCTACCTTAAAAATGATGGAGAGAGCATCATCATAAGCCAGATTAAGCATCCCCGTGAATTGAGCCAGTCTCGTAGCATTTCCACTTATCTGTCCATCTTCAAAACCGCAGTTTCTTTCACAGATTTGGATTAGTCCGTTCTTTGTAGTGGTATTTGAAAATACAAGTGACATGATAATTATTATTACTGGGCTTACTTACCCTATACAACCTCCCATTGCTGAGAGGTTGTAAGGACAACTAAGACGTTGCGAATGGGGTTGCTACAGTTCCTGAACATTGGTTAGTTCCCTCGACCATCCAGCGAGTAGCTGAGAGGCAAGTGAATCGATACTTTGTTCCTTGGATTGCGCCAGTCGTTGTACCGTTACCTGAGAGAGCACGGTGAGTTGAACCGTTACCCTGGTAGGCAGTAGTTACTGTCGTTACGTTACTGGAAATAGTACCAATAAGTAGTTCAGTAGCTGCACCGGTGATTACCTTAGCGGCGTTCGATGTAATTGTAGTAGTAACTACAAAGTCAAAAAACGTGCCTGGCACTGCGAGTGGAAGTGTGAAAACAATTCCAGCCGCTCGGTCAAACAACACTGTAGAGCCTGACTCGTCAACTGACAGTGTACGGGTTGCTCCTTGACCACTGATGAGCGAAGCCTTGCTTCGTACCGTCTCAAATAGTGGATATTTTCCTGATGGATTAGCCATGATAGTTTAAGTTATCTGATAATGATGAACCTACTCTATTTAGACTACAAGAACATCAAAGAGTACCGGTACTCGCTTGTCCCAAGCCTTAAACTTGCGGTCAATACGAGATTCATAACCAACACCTGAGATTTGTGCTCCACCTACAACTGGGTTGACGATAGTCTTTACACGTCCATAGGTTGATTTAACAACATAAGCAGTGAAAGCCTTCTTAACACCAGCAAAGACGTGTCCTGAGACATTCTTTGAGGTTGAATAGTGCTCCATTCCCATGTATCGAAAACCTTGCTTGATACCACACTGGATAAAGCCACCATTGCGGTTAAGCAGTTCACCACCTCCAGCAGTTCGGATAGCCTCCTTGATGTTGCCGATGATGTCCTTGATGTTAGATACAGCAACAGTGATGTTACCAGCAGCGCCACCGATACTTGCGTTATCAAAGTTTGTCCACTGTGCGTGCTCTAGGAGCATTGCAATTTCCATTCCTTCGTTAAGCACGGTACCCATGTTGTCTGCAATCTCCATAAAGTCTGAGAAAGACTTTTGTGCGAGGTCGGCATCGTCAATGTGTTGTGCTGAATAAACGTAGTCACTAATAGTTACTGACGAATCTACAGTAGCTACGGCAACTGATGTATAACCAGTTCCACGAGTTCCTGTTGACCGTGTAGCGTCTGTTAGATAAGGGTTCTTTACTACTCCAGAGTTTGTGTATTTAACTTCACAAATCTCCTTCCACACCATTGGAGCGTCGAGTCGCTCCTGCAATTTTGTTTCAATCTCGAGGGTTGTAATCACAGCCATTTTACTGATATTAAATTTCTAATATCAGATAGGTTTGTTATGAGTTATAGAAATGTGACCCTGAACCTTCTTTCTTTTCTTTGGCAGCAAGTACTTGTCTGCGTAGGTTGGCTGGTACTTCCTCAAAAGGTTTATTGAGCCAATAGTCTGCACTGTCGGTAGCTGCGTTGCCAGTTCTTTTTCCAGTAGGGGTAGCGTCTGCGGTCTTGTTGATAGCTCGCTGCTTCTCAAGCTTGGCTTGGAAGTAATCGTTATCAATAAGACCATCAACATCGCCGCCAAATCGTTTTAATTCTTCTTTTACAAAGTCAAACTCATCAGCCTTGATACCAGACGCTTTAAGGTACGCTTTCACGTCATATCCAAATCCATCTGATTTCTTATCTTCCTTTGGTTCCTTATTCTTGTTTCTTTCCAAGATTGCTTTGTTTTTAAGAGCTTCCGCTTTCCAATACTCGACTCCCTGTTCTTCTTCTTCCTGAGTATCTTCGGTGGTTTCCTCTGTAGATGTTTCAAGGTCTACCTCCTGGGTTTCATCGTTGAACATAGTGATGGACTAGATATTATGTGCTATTGAGCAAAGTTGCACTTCTTGTTAACTATAATTATAACACGTTTTTTGCTGTCAATACTATTCGTATATCATCGCAGGATTAGCTCCTGGGTGACGTTTGGCGAATTCATCGACAACTTCTTCTTTCGGTGTCTCCACCACCTTCTCATCCTTTGGGGCTACTACTTTCTTCACCACCTCTGCTACTTTCTTTGCCATACTATTCATAGTGTAAAGTTACGTCTAAGGTCCCCCCAATAGTTGCATAAAGACCGTTAGTAAATGCAACACTACCGAGGTCATGATACCCGATAGCTGGAGTGATGGTGTTATTTATAACAGGAATTGCTGCACTAGTTTGGTCCCATAACTTAATAGTACCAGCAGTCGTGCTGTTTACATACATTCCTTTTAATACTCCATCCCCAGTCTTTACTAGAGCTGAGGCGGTTAGATTTATATATTTTGATGCCATAATTAAATTGCTTCGTTAAATGGTGATTCCACCGCTTCCTCCTTGTCTACTTTAATTTTTACTAATTGCTTCCAAGCGTTCTCCAGGGCAGTAATGCCAAACCATGTTCCACGGAGATGAGCACCTAATTGTTCATCTGGGATAGGGTTGTCACCAGCTAGAGCAACAAGTGCAAACGCCCCATTGATAAGCGGGTTGTGTTCTAACCCCTTCTGTACTACGCCGTGTGTGTATAGCCCGGAAAGTAATACCTTTCGGACGGCTTCTTGCATTTCTTTATCTTTATTAAATTGTTCGATTTTTGTCACCTCTAGTGGTGACAGAATTGTTTTGTAATCCATATTAAGCTGTTACTGGTAATGGTTCCTCTGTTGGTGTGGTGATTGAGGCGAAGTCAATCGGACTCATGCCACTATTCTCTAATAATTCATTAAGAGCAGCTCCAATTCCTGGTATTTGTGCAAAGGCTTGAGGATTAGCGATAATCTCACGAATAATATTTGTGATTTTGTCTGCGTCCTCTGCCATGCGCTTCTGTTTACCCTTAATATTTACGTATACATCCATTGGAAGGTCATTAAGTTCACCTTTTAATGTTTCAAAGAATTGTCTAGTTCCTCCCTTCTTTACAATGTCTTTGTATTCTTGCATCAATAGGTCTACTTCCTCAGTGCTCATGATTTTACCAGCAATCAACATTTCCTTTTTCTTCTGTTCAACTTTGTTATTAGAGATATTATTAGCGATATAATCTAGCTCTTCGTAGGTAAGTTCCTCACTAAACTTCTTGCCACCGTTCATGTCTTTGACTAGATAACCGAGTATCAAATCACGATAAAGAATATCAGCAAAGAAGGTAGCAATCTTGCCTTGGCGGTAGACGTGGATTCCTTCACCTTCAACGTGGACAATCTCTGTCGTACCAAGTGGAGTACCTGATGATGGTGTGTTACCGAGCGCCAAGTCACTAGCAGAACCCAACTCGCGAGCGGAGTTTTGCTGTACAACTTGATAGCCTTGGAACGCTTGGAGATTCTGTAGTGTGCCATCAAGACGCTGAGTGTTAGCCCCTTTCTCTTGTTTGACGATTGTGTTTGACTTGAGGTCTTTGAGGTTTTGATTACCTAGTTCTTCACTGTCAGTAATAAGGACATTGATAGCACTATCCATCAATTCCTTAATCTTGATACCAGCATAGTTGTTCCAAACTTGTGGCTCAAAGAGTGATTCGACGATAGACTTTCCACACGCTCGACCTTTTGAGCGCACTTGGTCAATCTTTAATGCCTTGAATACATCCTTCAGTGGCTTGTCTCCTCCCTTGTAGAGCGTTATACCAGCCTTCTGGCCGTTGGCATCGTGATAGTAGGCAACTATGTGCATCTGGTCTGAATACTCACCGTGTACGCCATTTTCAAGCCAAGTGTCGGGTAGGTTGCCTCGCAGCTCAAAGATTTCAATATACTTTCCTGGAGTCTTAGCTGGTTCGTCGTTAGCAACGCTAACTTTCTTTTCTTGTGCGGCTTCACGAATAGCGAAGTCAATCATATCAGCGTCCCACTTGCCTTTCATACCGATAAGCTCGGCGGTAGTGTATTGGTGACGAATACAAATAGGACCAGCCAGAACATCAGTCTGGTCACAGAAAGCGAGAGTAGTGAGGTCAACTACTTCTGGTTTGACGTTCTTAATGTCTTTAATCAGCACTAAGTCGTAAATGATGGATGTCTCGACTACTTCATCAATGAAAGTGTCTAGCTCATTCTTCCTAGCCCACTGTGGGTGATACTTCTTTACTAAGAAAGACTTGTAGTAGTTTTGGGCATCGTTAACGTAAGGAATAATGTCTTTAACATCGAATCCTTCACTACGAAAAGCCACGTTAATGATTGGAGTGACAATATCGTTGTATGGGCGGTTACCGTCATTCTTACCGGAGTGGAACCAGCCGTTTGATACGTTCTTACATCTCTGAATGTGCTCATACATCAACCACTCTTTTGAGTTGGTGATTGGAATAGGTACGGTCTTCCAGTTGTTACTCTCAGTAGTGATATACGAGAATACATCCTTTTGGTCTAACGATTCAGCCATATTATTGCAATAGTAAATTATTTATGAAAACTTGTCGGTGAAACGCATCTTGAAAGACTCTCTTAGCCTGTGGTAGCAACAGCCTGCGCTCGACTAACTGTTTACCGTTCTTTACCGTGACATACATTTCAGTATGAAGTTGAGTCGGTTTCACTTCTTCGATAGCGAGCGCAATATCGTCTGTCTTAGTATTGACAGTTTCCCCATTAAATTTGAAAGCGACAGAATACTTTTTTGCCATAGTCTAAATATTATATCATTAAATTGCAGGGTTAGTATCAACCGTAGCAAAATCCTCACGCATAGTTCTTTTGAAAGTTATTGGAGTTTCCTTAAATTCAAAAGTCATACGCATCATCATAATATCGGCAAAGTCTGGAGAGCGACCAAGCATTTCTTTTATCTCTGTCTTAGGGATAATGGTGAGCTTACCGTCTTCTGAGCGGTCTGTTTGTTTGATAGCATCTAACTCCTCAGCCATATCAGACAAAGCTTTCTCTAGTGTATAACCTTCAATGTTGGTATCAAACTTAGTTATCTTGATTGCGACTTGTCGATTGTTTACCATCTCACCCAGCTTGAAATAACACTGGCACCTAAAGTTGCGGTAGTTAGCCGGGACAAGTCTTGACACTACAAAGTCCCACACCGGTAGAGCTGAGCGACCACCACCAAAGCCTTTAATACCTCGCATACCGTCTACTACTCCCCCACCAACACCATCTTCGTCTGCTATGACATTCTGGTAGCCAATAGCCTCGTCAATGATGATTTCTTTCATCCGCTTAATAGTCTCGTCTATTCCCTGATAGGTGTAGACATAAAGACCGTAAAGCTCCAGTCCTTTGAAAATTCCAAGCACTATCTTGTCACCACCAAAACGAGCAATGTCAGCTACTAATGATTTAACACCATTGTTATTGACGAGAGTATTTCTAGTAAGGTCAGTAATAGCTTCATAGTTCATTACCTTTTGCGGGTCATCATCAAAGTCAAAGTTACCCTTGAGGAGTCGCTCTCTGGTTATCTTGTCAGCCCGTTCTAGGTTTGTGATGTAGGCTTCCGGTAAATAGGGATTGTCTCCAGGTAAGGCACGAATGAACATTCGGTAAGATGGCATTGTTCCCTCTTTCCAGGGTTTGTAGTAGTCCCGGTGAACATGGCCTTTGTTAGGGTTAAATGTCTCAAGCCAGAAAGGTTTTACCGATACACCATTGAGTGTGTTCTTTCTACCCACACGAGTCTTGAGGATAGACTTTGCTTTCTCTGGTGTCTCGTTTGATTCATCTATCCAAGCCCAGGTTATTTCTAGTGAACCAAAGCGAGTGTATTCGGGGTCTTGGGGACTGTAGGCTGTGTCTAAAAATAGTATCTGTGAGCCGTTGGCAAAGGTAAGAACAGACTGTTGGGCATCGTATTTATAATCATTAGCTTTATAACCTAACTCGTTAAGTATCTCGAACAATGTCGTCATTGTCGTTAGTCTTAGTGTCTTGAGTTCCTTACGACCAATCGCAGCGCGAGAGCCTGGATATTGTTCAGCAATCACAATCGCCATATAGCACCCTAGTCTGCTTTTTCCACCACCAGCCGCTCCACCATAGCCAAGTTCACTAATCTCTTTTGATTCCCACGCTTCCCATGCGAGGGTTTGTTTAGGTAACAAGTTAATGGTAGATTGCATTTAACTAGCTTTATTAACTATAATAGTTTTGATACTACCTTCGACGTTCATGTCCAGTGTCTGTGGTGCCTTCCCATGAATCCTGTCCATTGTATCAGAGTAAAAGCTTCTATCACCATTAAATCCTTTAGTAATAGCCTGTTGCACTAGTTGTATCTCAAACTCCTCTGGTGCTATCCCTTTACTCTCTGCGATACGTCTAATTGCTTCATCAAATAGGGTAGCAAAGTTCTTTCTACCCTTTGGTCTACCGTTCGGATTACCTGTTTCGCCTTCTTTCCAGGCGGGTTTTAGGTTCTCTAGGCGTTTGTCGGTGATTTTGTCGGTGATTTTTCCCATACAATAGTTTCTCCGTTTCGTCTAATTGTAGCATTACCTGTGTAATCTACATAGCGTTGTACTATTACGTCACAGTATTGTTCTGATAGTTCCATTCCAAAGCATCGTCTACCTGTCTTCTCTGATGCTATGAGGGTAGAGCCTGAGCCGAGGAATAAGTCCATTACTATATTTTCACGATGCGTAGTTTTATCCATTGCCTCTACCGCTAGTTCAACTGGCTTCTGTGTTGGATGCTCATAGTTGCCTGCAAAGTCTTTTGAAATAGTCCACACACTACCAATACGCTTCCCTGTTAGCTCCGCTCCACGATTGAATACCATTGCTATTTCATAGTCAGTGATGAAGGTGTGCTTTAAATCTCCAATACCGCCTCCCTTTTTGTACCAAACTATCATATTCGATAATGGTTGTAGTGGTTTAGTAGCCTCTGTCCATTCTTCTACAACTTTCCACGTTGTCCATATGAACATAAACCCTGTCGAAAAAGATGCGGCTAGGGGAATCCAATCAGTTAATATCTTGTCATCGTTCTCCAATATGTCGAACTTTTCGCTCTTGGTTCGCATGTTAGACTGAAAACTAACTCCGTAAGGTGGGTCTGTAAAAACCATATCCGCCTTCTTCCCATCCATAAGCCTCTCCACATCCTCTAGCTTCGTACTATCCCCACACAACACCCTATGCTCCCCTAACTCATACAAATCCCCTAGCTTGCTCTGTGGCTCCTCTGGTACTTCAGGCACTTCATCATCAGCCTCATCTGGCTCAATCAGTAAATCCATATCATAACCTGTAAGCGGTGCGAGTTCCTCTAGCTCTTTAAGCTCCTCCAGCACCAATCCCATATCAACATCAGTCTCCGCTAGTTTGTTATCAGCTAGGCGATAGACTTTCTCTTGTTGTTCAGTCAGTGGTGTAGTCTCAGCTTCACCCATAATGGTTTGCCCCTTATCATCAATCACCCAAGGCTCCTTTAAGTCTTTGTTTTGTTGGTACGTTTCCCATCTACCATGACCAGCGACTATAACGCCTTGCTGGTTTACTAGGATAGGTTGTCTCCAACCTACTTCACGCACAATAGCAGCCAGTTGGTCTATTTGTTTTTGTGGGTGCTTTTTCGCATTGCGTTCGTACGGAGTAATAACCATGTTTATTTTTATGTGTACCCCAATCTCCATCGAAGAAGATAACCAGAGATAAGCAATATAATTGGTCGTGCCGTACACTGGGGTTGCTCGGGTCGATTCGAGCTTGGTTATTGTAGCATACGACAAAAATGCTGCACGTATCTAGTAGAGAAGAGGACCCCCTACCCCCATGGCAATTATAGGGCTTTAAATAACGAACTTGACACAACTAGCAGTGTCCATAAGTGTCCTCATAGGCTAAAAAACTGACGAATCTTAAGAATATGGCTTAAAATAAGGATATTTATTATACAATACGGTGTGGACACCTGTGGACACTGCTAAAATGACCTAAATGGCTTAAAATAAGGATAGAATGAGTAAAAACATGGGGGTCCCCTCGTCTACTAGAAACGTGCAAAAACTCGTGTGGTGTAATCACCTAATGACTTCGAGGAAATGTCAAGAAAAAGCCGGTGTCTAACCGGCCTTATCCAGATTTTTATTTCCCTACTTCCGCCACACCCACACTCGCATACTGTTACGCAGTACCCGTCTGGATTCGCAGTTCATTCTCCGTAGAATGAAGTACACCTGGTCATTCGTTACGATGAAGTTCTCAGATTTCAACTTTACAATGATATCATTCGAACGAAACGCCACCTCATGGTCACTGAGCAGCACTGGTCTACCCATCTTCAAGTACCGCTCATCTGTCTCCGTTGTCTCATCGAGATAGTCAGTAATAAAAGTCTCTACTGTATCAATCAAATCACTGTCCTCCACTTTCAAGTCTTTCATAATGGTATTAACCCATTGCTCCAGCCACTTGTCATACTTTTTTCGGTCAACTTTATGTAAAATTACGCCAAGCTCCTCAAACACCCTAGCCCGGAACTCGTACTGTTCAAAGAACTTTCTCGCTGGTATGAATATCTCTCCAAGGTCAGTCTTTACGCTCAGTTCCTTTCCAAACTTCTCAATGGATAATATCGGTAACTCCTCCCAACCCATTATCTGTGTGACTGCGACCTCGATATCTTCTTGGATATTCATACTTATTTTTTATAACCGTCACGACGGAGCTTCTCTCGACTAGCGATACTAATAAAAACTTTGTATAGCTCTTCCTCATCGAGCGGTGGGGTATTCCGCTTGTTCCACTGACGAAGACCATGCCATGCAAAGTCCTCCCACAAATCCTCGTGGAGATTATACAACACATGACCGACTACTTGAGCGGCTGACTGATTACGACTTCCCTCACCGGAGCCAAAGGCAAACTTCTTAAAAGACTGCTTACCCTCTCCGACCATCGCGCGCACCCAGTCTGGTATCGGAGCAAGCATATCCCGGTCAAGGTCAATGACCCATTCATACGTACCGAGGTGATGCCATGATGGAGGAACTACTACAAAGCCACCTTCTCCACGAGTGTCGAAGTTGGTCTGTCCGTTCACGCTGTTCCCTAGCTTGCCGTCAAATGTAAAATAAAAGTGCATACCACGCCCGGTCTTAACCGTCACGGTTGGTGGTACATATTTCCCAGTCATATCAGCCCCGGGGTCAACGTCAAGGACAAAGATACCATTGACCGAGCCAGTAAGTAGTCCGATACCATTCACTCCGGGTTGCATAAATCCTCGTAGTATCTTCTCTGTGTCCTTTATAGTTAGCTTCTGCCATTCCTTAATTATAGGCTTTTTCTCTGTCTTGCCATCCACAAGGGTGTTGATAATTGGCATGACTACGAAGCCATCTCTGATATACTCTTTAGCATAAGTTATTAACAATTTGTCGCTTGCGTTTTCCATTACAAGCATTATACTGTACTCATGCAAATAAATGCAAATACATCTGTGGATAAGAATGAACGACTGCCAGAGCGTCTTTCCTTTGCGAGAGACTTAGCAGTGTTCTTCCTATACAACAACGGCTACGACTACAGCGAGCTGGCTCAGATTTTCAAAATTAAGCGACAACATTGTGAATACATCGTTAAGAAAAGTCTACGGACCTCCCGGGAGCGGTAAGACAACTTGGCTTATCGAACATATGAAGCAAAGTGGTGTTCCCTACGAACGCATTGCTTTCGTGTCGTTCTCTCGTGCCACCATCAAGAACATTAAAGACCGTCTTGACCTAACAAAAGAGCAGGGGCAGTACTTCCGTACTATACACAGCATGAACTTCCACTTGCTCGGTATTAAGAAGACGCAGCTTGCTCATCAGTACTTATCTTCCTTTCCAGCTAGATTCTCAAAAGAATTTATTGACATAGAGAGTGGCAGGAAAGATGAACTTGATACACCGCACTCTGGTTCAAATGACGCGATAGACGACAAGTTCTATTTGCAGATGATGGAGGAACGTAAACAGTTGCTACCACATGACTACGTACCAGCACAGTACGTAAAGTGTGCTGGTCTGTACCTAGACTTCAAGCGTCGGTACTTTCAGTGGATGCAGGACAATGACTATATAGATTTCATGGGGCTACTTGAGCAAGGTATAGAAGAACAAAAGATGCCACCAGTTGACCTGCTCTGTGTAGACGAGTGGCAAGACTTAACCCCACTACAAGTAAAGCAGGTGACATTCTGGTCACAGAACATACCGCGCTCTATTCATGCTGGTGACGACGACCAGACCATTCACGAGTGGGCTGGAGCAAGTCATCAAGACTTTCTCGATTTCCCTCGATTCACTCCAACAGAACGTGAGACCATCATATTGAATAAAACTTACCGACTCCCCACGCGGGTACTAGATATGAGTGTGGCGTTCATCAGGCGAAACAAGAATCGAGTGGATAAAGAGTTTAGTTCAGTCAGACCTGAACGTGGCATTATTGAATTGACCAATATCGACAAGATGGCCAACACTATCAAGGAGCAACTACCGAAGGGGACCTGTAAGGTACTGATACGTAATAATGCGCTAAGGCCAAAGGTTATCAAAGACCTGACAGAGCGCGGTATTCCGGTCAACATAACTCTTAAAAAAATAGTTGACGCTATTGCTCTACTAGCGGAGAAGAAGACTAGGCTAACAGTAGAGGACTTGTATCACATTGCCAACTCTGGCGCATTTCATGGCACTAAGCATTTTCTTCGTGGTGGTAAGTCAGGACTGAAGGCGCTCGCAGATGCACTTGCTATGGCTGGTGAGAAGGATATTGCGGTTGATGACTTGCTCCAGTACAGCGTTAGGGGCGTTCTGGTTGAGGCAATTAAGTCCGGTGATTATACTGTATTGCATACAAAAGACCTCGCAAAAGCAATCGACATCTATAAGACATACGGGAAGGAGTATCGACCAGTGGAGATAAGTACCATTCATGCTGCTAAGGGTACAGAGTCCGACACAGTAGTTGTCTGTCTTGACGTTGCGAAGCGTACCTATTTGGAATCTCGTGACCCAGAAAAAATAGAGGAAGAACGTCGCGTCTGGTACGTGGCCATGACGAGAACTAAGCGCAACCTCATCTTCCTACAACCGACCTATCGAGGATTTTACCCATCACCAATGACCGACTACGTTAAACTATATTTACAACATGAGCAAAGTAATTGAACATGCACTTATTGTGCTAGAGAAGCAAGACGACTGGATGACCAAGGAAGACTTAAAGAACGAAGTACGACGAGTATTTTCTAATGCAAACATGCAGAGTGTACACAACTACCTCTATGGTCGAGCCAATGTTGGGTACGACTCAAAAAAAGGTTTTCGCTGGTATAAACCAAACAAGCTAACCGCACAAGTACAGGCTTGTCTCAACCGTGGCGAAGACTGGTGACATAAGAATCCTAACGGCACATAGACTGTGTATAACTCCCCTACACAACCACCCAAAAACAATATATAGTAACCCTGACTCAGTTATGAGCCACTTAAAAAATAAGCGTTAAACGCACAAAACACATATGGCATTAGGTAAAGAAAAAGATGGAGGCAATTATATCAGCTTCAAGCCGTCGATTGGCCGATTGGCTATCAAGTCAGACTCCTCTGACCCTGAAGCAAAGCCTCGCACGTACAAGGACTCTAAGACGAATGAAGACGTTACTGTGTATGAGCAGCGTTACCAGTACATCAGCGGCAAGATTGTCGGCCTAGAGGTTGACACGGCTGGTGAGTACGGCGCACAACTTAAAGTAGTCATCCGAGATGAAAGTTCTGCTGGCAATCCAACTGACTACGTGTTCCCAGTAGCACTTAATAAGTCATGGGGCACTAAGGTAGCCGAAGCTCTTGCTGGAGCGAAGCTAGATGACGAGGTGCTATTCACTGCCTATGGTGACTTCACTACTGACGATGGTAAAGAGGTACAAGCTGGCGTATCAGTCAAGCAAGGAGGTGAGAAGCTCGGTTCGCACTTCAACATCAAAGTAGGTGACAAGTGGGAGCTTAAAGAAAACTACCCAGCCTTCCCAGACGCTAGTACCATCCCTGACAAGACCAAGAACCCTGCCAAGTACACTAAGTTCTGGTCAGACCATTACTTCACCATCTCCGAGTTCCTCGCTGATTGGTACACTAAGAACCTCACCATTGAATACGTCCCAGTGACTAAGGAAGAAAAAATCGAAGCCGAAGAAGTAGCTTTCTAGTATGGCTACTATTTACTCACAAGACGCTGATGGCCGTGAGAGGATAGACACAGTTGCTCAAAACCATGTAGCAGAGAAAATCAAAGTCTTGCGTAACATGGGACAGTTAGTCGTTAGAGTCATATGACCCTCCGTAAAGAGCCACCAGTCTTCCGGTGTCGCTGTAGTGCACTCGGTCAACTCATGACACCAGCCAAAGCCAAGGGTGGAGGCTTGTCAGAGACAGCTAAGAGTTTCATCACGACTTGGTACAAGGAACAGCTATACGACAGACGGAAGGAGATACAGTCGAAGTACATGAGCAAGGGTAACGCTTGTGAGGATGGCTCAATTTCCTACCTCAACAAGCTGTACGGCACGAGTCATACTAAGAACGAAGACCACTTCAATGATGACTACCTACACGGCACACCGGACATTATTACCGAGGACACCATCATAGACATTAAGAATAGTTGGGACTTTACTACCTTCCCACTGTTCAGTAGCTACCTACCTAGTAGGGACTACCTGTGGCAAGTGCAAGGCTACATGATGCTCACCGGCAAGCGTAAAGGCTCAGTGGTATACACCCTCATGGACTTACCTGATGAGCAGATAGAGCTAGAGTATCGCCGCTCTGGTGGCACTGGGTTAGTCACTCCAGAGTTCAAGGCTAACTACAAATACACCGACATCGCTACCGAGCTACGAGTCAAGCGCTTTGACTTTGACTACAGCGAGGATATGGCTAACGAGGTACTTACAAAAGTAGAGGAAGCAAGGAAGTTTATACAAATGTTAAAGTACTAACTTTAAAGTACTAGAATGAAAGAGTTACAAGACAGAATAATTGCGTATGTAACTGCAAGCAACTGTCTCGTCTCGTTGGAGAAGCTTTTGACCGTATCTATGGCCAAAGGCTTTTCTGAAGGAGAAGTACTCGCCGCACTAAGTGTCATCGGGAAGAAGCTCAAAAGTACCGTTCGAGGTAACGAGGTGTACTATCAAGTGCCACCTGTGGCGAAGACACCAACCGACCACCTAGCGTGGGTGAATCAGTGGTACAAAGATAACCCCCAACATTGCACCGAGGTGCCATTTCCTTCAATAGATTACTCGCACCTGTTCCTCAAGACTAAAGAGGAAAGAGATGCGTACCTAGCCGCAGCGAAAGGGATGCCGGTACATATGGTCAGTAAGAAAAAATATGGGAACGCCGGAAGGTAAAATACAACTAGAGATACTCAAGCACCTACGCTCCAAGGGTATCATGTGTTGGCGAGCACAGCCACACACCTACAACTCCAAACTAGGCATCCATATCAGTAGTCCCTACGCCATGCCTGGTCAGCCCGACATCATCGCCATTCTACCCGGCGGTATCTTTTGCGGTATCGAGGTGAAGACCAAGACTGGCCGCCAGAGTCCAGACCAGATACTCTTTCAAAGGCGAGCAGAAGCAC